ATTATATGGATGAGCGGGTCTGGTACCAAGCAATCCCATCTTTACATGAAGCCAAAGGTGTTTTGATTGAAGCTGTGAAAGAGGCCGCTCAAACAAATAGCCCAGAGATCTTTACCAAAGAGTGGTTAAATGTTTGGCCAGCCAAGGATGCCGTCCAGGTTATCAATACTGAGCTTTGGGATAGTTTGGCTAGGACTGATATTACTCTTGGAGATCAAGTAGTCTTTGGCGTAGATATATCAAGAGAGCGAGACAAAGCCTCAATAGCGGTCTCTGGTCTAGTCAGGGATTACACACCTATTGAATTGATTGAGTGTAAAGAGGGTACATCCTGGGTCTTGCCTAAGCTTGTTGAATTGTGCAAAAAATACAAAACCAAGGTGGTCATAGATACAGGATCACCAGCTGCATCTTTAATACTTGAATTACAAAAGCAAGAGATTGGTGTCATGGCCATACACTTGCGCGATTACGCAAGAGCTTGCGGATCCTTTTATGATGCAGTCCAGGCTAAAACAATTTGTCATATAGATGACCCTAACCTTAGAGTGGCAATCTTGGGATCAACAAAAAGACCACTTGGAGACTCTTGGGCTTGGAATAGATCAAGTACAACAAACATCACGCCTTTAGTAGCGGCAACACTGGCACGCTATGGAGTAGTGACAAAGACAGAGGATAAGCCGGTGGCTAGGAGTAAGATGTACTAATGAAATATCTACCATCAATCTTGCAGATAGTCGGTGCAGCACTTTTGGTTGCAGGTGTCGCATCATATAATTTAGTTTTAGGAGTAATATTAGGCGGCGCGTTTTTAATTACTTTTGGCATTGCTTTGGAAATTAGAGGTAAATGATGCTGGGCAAGCTCCTTAAAAGACAGATCCAACCCGGTCTTGTTTATACCAGTCAAGGTTATGTGGACTCACTTGGGCGAGTAGGTAGATTTTTTGAAGGCAATTGGGCAGGTGCCTATGTTGATGATCGTACTGCTCTTGGCATACCTGCAATCTATCGCGGTGTATCTTTAATTGCAGATGCAGTTGGGGCTTTAGAATTTTGCGCGTACCGCAATGACAGAGAAGTAAGACCTACACCAACAATATTAGCAAGACCTAACCCAGCAGAGACTAGAATGGAAACAATCTCTGCTATGGCTGCAAGTTTAATTATGCATGGTAATTATTTAGCAGTGCTAGGTGAACCTGGTGCCAATGGTTTGCCAGACAGTATTTACCCGGTAGCAGCTGACCGCGTGCAAGTAAGTAGAGACAAAGGTCGCATCATCTATAAGATTGATGAAAAAGTTTATGACAAGTCAGAAATCTTACACATAAAAAATTTTACAATGCCAGGTGATTTAGTTGGCAGAGGTATTTTGGCAATAGCAAAACAAGCTCTTGGTAAAGAGATTGCAATCAGTGAATATGCAGCCAAGTATTTTGATGGTGGTGTCAATCCAACAGCAGTTATCAAATCACAAAACCCAGATCTATCCTCTGAGGAAGCTGATGCTTTAAAGACTGCATGGATGTCTATGTACTCATCACGCAACCGCGCACCAGTGGTTATGAACTCATCTACAGATTTTGAAGTATTAAGTAGTAATGCTGCTGAGTCGCAATTGGTTGAAGCGCAAACAGCAGGCTTGACTGAGGCGGCTAACATCCTAGGGTTGCCGCCTTACTACTTAGGCGCACCTAACGCATCACGCACCTACTCAAATGTCGAAGAGGAAAATTTACAATTGATTAAATGGTCTATTCAACCAATTGCAGAGCGCATTGAGGCAGCCTTCTCTGATCTTTTAGTAAGAGGTCAATATGCAAGATTTAAATATGAGTCATTGTTAAAGACAGATACTCTCAATAGATATAATGCTTATGCAGTAGCTTTGACAAATGGATTTTTAACAGTTGATGAAGTCAGAGATAAAGAAAACTTGGAAGGTATGGATTATGAGGATGAAGAGACAGATGTTGAGGTTGATACAACACAGACCCAAGTAGAGGTGCCTGGATATGAAGAATGAAGTAGAAAATAGACAATACACAGTTGAGTTTGAGTTAAGACTAGCCGGTGGTGATGGGCGCACTATCTATGGCATTGCGGTGCCGTATGAAAAAGAGCAAAGGATTAGTAGCACTCTGACAGAGATATTTAGAAAAGGTGTCTTTGCAGATGTAATCCGCGCACCTCATAGAGTCAAATTATTAAGAGGTCATGGTGAGAATAATGTTTTGGGTAGAGCCACTTTACTCAAAGAGACAGATGAAGGTTTGTATGCAGAGTTTCGCATCTCAAAGACAAGAGAGGGTGATGAAGCTTTAGAGTTGGTCAAAGATGGCGCACTAGATCAATTATCAATTGGCTTCATGCCAATTAAAAACCGCAAAAGACCAGATGGGGTTATGGAGAGAATTAAGGCACATCTAGCTGAGGTATCACTTGTTACCTTTGGTGCCTATGGCGACATGGCTGCAATTGCAGGTGTGCGCGAGGGTGAGCCTTTATTGACACCTAGAGCTGATGAGGCAAGGAAGATTTTAAATGCCATACAGCATAGTAAGTGATCACCCGGATTGTGAAGGGTTTGCGGTTGTAAAAGACTCAGATAATGAGTTATTAGGTTGCCATAAAACAAAAGCGCAGGCGCAAGAGCAATTGACCGCAATTAACATTGCAGAGTTTGGCACTAGAGAGTTGCCACAGAATTACCGCCCAGCCTCAAGTGAAGATGTGCCAGAGGGTCGCAATTGTGCAAACTGTTACTTTTATGATGCCGGATATTGTGAGCTCTGGGATGCCAATGTGAAGGCAAACTATTACTGCAACAGGTGGGCTGCTATGAATGAAGATAGAGCAGACCCAGCAGCACCAAAAAAAGATCAAGTCAAAGGTAGTGAGAAAAATGAACCTGGCAGTGCAGCAGGTAAAAGCGGTGGCATTACAATCAATGCAGCTACAGAGACAGCCTTACAAAACAAAGCGGATGAACATAATGCAGCCATGGCCAAAGCTGATAGACCTAACTGGACAAGGGTCAGATTAGGATCACTTAAAGCGGTGTATCGCAGAGGCGCAGGTGCATACTCAACATCTCACAGGCCAGGCATAGGCAGAGCGCAATGGGCTATGGCCAGAGTCAATGCCTTTTTGTATTTAGCCCGGACAGGCGCACCAAAAAACAAAGCTTATGTCGGTGACAATGATCTTTTAAATGCTGACCACCCTAGATACTCAAAACAAAAAGAAGAGTCAAGAGCTGAGGGTTTTAGTCCAACACAGGCTATGAAAACAGAGGCGCAAAGAGGTTTGGATTGGCGCAGAGAGTTTGGCAGAGGTGGTACAGAAATTGGTATCGCTAGAGCAAGAGATATTGTTAGTGGCAAAAATCTACCTCTGGAGACAGTAAATAGGATGGTTTCATTTTTTGCTAGACATGAAGTAGATAAAGATGCTCAAGGTTTTAGTCCGGGTGAAGAAGGTTATCCAAGCAATGGCAGAATTGCTTGGGCTTTATGGGGTGGTGATGCCGGTAAATCATGGGCTGAGAAAATTGTCAATCAAAATAGGGATGATGAAGAGGATGAAAGACCGCGGTATAAATCAGCGGTTGAGTTGCTAAAAGCTTTAAAAAAAGATATATAATATAAACAGTAGAACACCTGACCCTTTTTAAGAGCGTGTCACACCTTCTCAAACAAACCAATCTATAGGAGAAATATGTCTAATGCATTTCTTGCTTCTCTAAGAGAGAAGCGTGAGTCAAAGACTGCTCTTATTCAATCAACCTTAGATCGCGCTGCTGAGGAAGTACGCGATTTGACAGAGGTAGAGCTTGCCAATGTAGAGGCACTAAACCTTGAGATCAAAAAGTTGGATGAAAGAATTGAGCAGATGTCAGATATTGAAATCCGCAACCAAAAGGCAGCAGAGTTAGCTGCAAAGGTTGATATTAAAGTTGATGCTAAGAAGGAAGTTCGCGCTGGTGGCTTTACAGTTGCAAGCGAAGAGCTGACTTACTCAGCACGCGGAGAGTATGACTTTTTGACAGATGCGCTAAAAGCGCAATTTAAAACAGATGGTGATGCGCAAGAGCGTATCTCACGCCATCAGAGAGAGATGGCGATTGAAAAACGCGCAGTCTCAACCTCATCATTTGCAGGTCTTGTAGTACCACAATATTTGGTGGATCTATATGCACCTTTGGCACGCGCTGGTCGCCCATTCGCAGATGCCGCACGCAAACACACATTGCCAGCCCAAGGTATGTCAGTTGTAATTTCAAAGATTAACACTGGTACTACAGTGGCATATCAGACATCACAAAACACAGCAGCAGTATCTCAAGACATTGCAGATACCACACTGACTGTTGATGTCAATACAATTGCAGGACAACAATCAGTATCTAAGCAAGCATTATTGCGTGGATATAATATTGAGCAGATTGTATTAGGCGATCTTATCCGCGCCTATCACACCAAGCTTGATAATGCTTTGTTAAATGGTTCAGGATCTAATGGACAACCTTTAGGTCTTATCACCATGACTACCGGTATCTTGGTTACTTACACAGCTACCACAGGTACAGTTGCGGGAGTTTTCCCTAAGATTGCGGATGCAATCCAACAAGTTCAAAGCAATATCTTTGT